ACCGGATGGCCGCGATTTTTTTTTAAAGTGGGCCCCGTGATGTGATATGTCGGCCAATCAGTACGCTCCCTCAAAGCTTATTTAGTGCGTGGTCCCCTTTAAGTAGCTTAGCCCCCAAGTTTAATTTGAAAAATGTGGGATCCACTTGAGAACGAATTCCCAGATACGGTGCACGGTCTACGGTGTATGCTGGCCGTAAAATACTGTCAACTTATTGAAGATACATACGCTCCAGATACGTTGGGCTACGATCTTATACGTGACTTGATCCTTGTTATTCGAGCACGTAGCTATGTCGAAGCGACCCGCAGATATAGTCATTTCAACTCCCGCCTCGAAGGTACGTCGCAGGCTGAACTTCGAGTCCCCAGGAATGAGCCGTGCCACTGTCCCCACTGTCCTCGTCACAAACAGAAGGAGGATGTGGGCCAACAGGCCCATGTACCGAAAGCCCAGGATGTACAGGATGTACAGAAGCCCAGATGTTCCAAAGGGCTGTGAAGGCCCATGTAAGGTCCAGTCATTTGAACAGCGACATGATGTGGCCCATACAGGCAAGGTCATTTGTATTTCGGATGTCACTCGTGGTAATGGGCTGACCCATCGTGTAGGGAAGAGGTTTTGCATTAAGTCCGTTTATGTGTTGGGTAAAATCTGGATGGATGAAAACATCAAGGTTAAAAACCACACCAACACTTGTATGTTCTTTGTTGTTAGGGATAGAAGGCCATATGGCACTCCTATGGATTTTGGTCAGGTGTTCAACATGTATGACAATGAGCCCAGTACAGCCACTGTGAAGAACGATCTCAGGGATCGTTTTCAAGTTCTACGCCGTTTTGCAGGAACTGTGACAGGTGGTCAGTATGCTTCCAAGGAGCAGGCTTTGGTTAGGAAGTTCATGAGGGTCAACAATCATGTGGTGTATAACCATCAAGAAACTGCAAAGTATGAGAACCATACTGAGAATGCGTTGTTGTTGTATATGGCATGTACACATGCAAGTAATCCATTGTATGCAACCATGAAGATCAGGATCTATTTTTATGATTCTGTTCAAAATTAATAAACGTTAAATTTTATTATATTTGCTAATTGAGCATCAATTGTGCCCTCAAGTACATCGTATAACACATGAGAAAAAGCCCTAATTACATTGTTAATACTAATCACTCCTAATCTATCTAAATACTTCATACATTGATACTTAAAAACCCTTAAGAAATGCCAGGTCTGAGGATGTAAACGAGTCCAGATCTGGCAGGTCAGAAAACACTGGTGTATCCCCAACGCTTTCCTCAGGTTGTGGTTGAACTGGACCTGGACTGTTATGATGTCTCTGTTTGTCATGAATGTGTTGTGTATGTGGTTGGTTATCTTGAAATAGAGGGGATTTCTGAGCGTCCAGGTATACACGCCACTCTTTGCTTGAGCTGCAGTGATGTACTCCCCTGTGCGAGAATCCATGTGATGCGCAGTTTAGTCCAAGATAGTATGAGCAGCCGCACGGGAGATCAATTCTGCGTCTCCGTGGTGGTCTCTGCTTGGATATCTTGTGTTGGACCTTGATGGGTACCTGAGTACAATGGTTGCGTGAGGGTGATGAATTCTGCATTCTTGATGGACCAGTCTTTGAGTGCTGAATTCTTATCCTCGTCCAAGTACTCTTTATATGATGACGTGGGTCCTGGATTGCAGAGGAAGATTGTTGGGATACCACCTTTAATTTGAATTGGTTTCCCGTACTTCGTGTTGCTTTGCCAGTCCCTCTGGGCCCCCATGAATTCCTTGAAGTGCTTTAGATAGTGGGGGTCGACGTCATCAATGACGTTGTACCAGGCATCATTACTGTACACCTTTGGGCTTAGATCTAGGTGGCCACATAAATAATTATGTGGGCCTAGTGATCTGGCCCACATGGTTTTCCCTGTACGACTATCACCCTCTATTACAATACTCTTGGGCCTCCATGGCCGCGCAGCGGCACCCATGACGTTTTCAGACACCCAGACTTCAAGTTCCTCTGGAACTTGATCAAATGAAGAAGACAAAAAAGGACTAACAAATACTTCTACAGGAGCTTGAAAAATCCTATCTAAATTGGCAGTTAAATTATGGAATTGTAAAACATAATCTTTAGGGGCTAATTCCCTAATTACATTAAGAGCCTCTGACTTACTGCCTGTGTTAAGCGCCTGGGCGTAAGCATCATTGGCTGATTGTTGTCCCCCTCTTGCAGATCGTCCATCGATCTGAAACTCGCCCCAATCGAGGGTGTCGCCGTCCTTATCGATGTAGGACTTGACGTCCGAGCTTGATTTAGCTCCCTGAATGTTTGGATGGTAATGTGCTGACCTGGTTGGGGATACCAGGTCGAAGAATCGTGGATTTTGGCATTGGTATTTGCCCTCGAACTGGATGAGCACATGGAGATGAGGGCTCCCATCTTCATGTAATTCTCTGCAAATCTTAATGTATTTTTTGTTTGTTGGGGTATTTAGGTTTTGCAATTGGGAAAGTGCTTCCTCTTTGGTTAGTGAACACTGAGGGTATGTGAGAAAATAATTTTTGGCATTTATTTTAAATTTTTTAGGGGGAGCCATTGACTTGGTCAATCGGTGTCTCTCAAAGTTGTCCTGCAATTGGTGTATTGGGGTCTTATTTATATGAGACCCCAAATGGCATTCTCGTAATTCCCCAAAGAAATTCAAAATTCAAATTTGAAATCCAAAAGCGGCCATCCGTATAATATT